TTTTCACTAAATGGCGAAAAAACAATATATATTCCTCAAATGATACTTCGTGATAAACCAATAAAAAGCGGTGGAAATTCTATACAAGCTGGGGTATATAGTGGGTTTAAATGTATGGAAAACGGAAATAAATATGAAAAAACATATACCCATAAAAATCCAACCACGTTAATTGAGTTTATGAAAATTCGCAAAGGAGCGTTGCATCCTACACAAAAACCTGTCGCTTTGCTTGAATACCTAATTAAAACCTATACAAACGAAGGAGAGACGGTTTTGGACAATTGTATGGGTTCTGGAAGCACTGGAGTCGCATGTTTGAACACAAACCGAAACTTTATTGGAATAGAACTAGACGATAAGTATTATAATATAGCAAAAAGAAGACTACAAGAAGCAGAAAACTAGGATAAAATGATTGTTTTATAATAAATTTAGGAGGAGGAGTAAAATGTTCCAGAAATTACATGTCGGTGGAGAATCTACTGCATATTTTGAGGATGGTTCGTTTGCCCTGTCTGTAGGAATGACAAAGAGGGAAATAGAACTTGTTAACAACGTTGGATGGAAAGAGGGAGAAGAATCGTGGTTGAGTTATCGTGAACGGACTAAGGCAGAGCGAGAGGCAGAAGAACAAAAACAACAGCAGTTTTTACAATTAGTTGTGGATGCATTTAATGATGTCAATCGTTAATACAAATTGCCTGTTGACAATGCAAATCAACTATGCTATACTAACAATGCAAAGTTGGTCAGCCAATAATGCAAATTAGGTATGATAAAACGAAGATTTTATAAAGGAGAAATTTTGTGGAAACTAATGCTAAACAGTTTCTTTTAGCGAATGGATTTTGTTGCAAAAACTGCCAGTATTGCTTTAAGAACTATTATGGGGAAGAAGATTATCAGTATCATTTGTTTTGTGATAAAACAAATAAAGAAACAACCCAGAACTATGTTTGTAATGATTGTGATATAAAATAAAGTATTTATATGGAGGATAATGTGAACCAATTAATACATGGAACATGGGAAGAAGAACTTCCAAAGATAGATAGTTCTTCAGTAGATTTAATAATTATTGATCCCCCATATTTAACTACAAAAGAGAAGTGGGATAAAAATGAAGTTGTGACTGAAGAACTATCAAAACAGCTTTTTAGAGTTGCAAAAGATTCTTGCTCTCTGTATGTCTGGTGTGGAATTGGGGAAAAGTCGCAATCCTTAATCCGATGGTTTCCGATTTTTTCTGAAAACTGGAAGTTTAAAGATTTAATTACTTGGAAAAAACAACGTGGTATTGGAATGAGGAAGGGATGGTTATATACCAGAGAAGAGTTGTTATGGTTTGTAAAAGATAATTCTAAATTTATTTGGAATAAAGATAGCCAATACTCGAATGTAAAGCGAGAAAAATCATCATATGGATATGTTCTTCCAAATGGAAAATCTGCTGATAGTTATATAAAATCAGAATATAAAAGATTTTCTAATGTTTGGGATGATATAAGCGAAACGAGTTTTAACACATCCAAACGATGAAAGGTAGGAAAACATTTCACACCAAAACCGTTAAAGGCAATTAAAAGAATTATCCTCGCTCATACAAAAGAAAACGATGTGGTTCTTGATTGTTTTCTTGGTTCTGGAACAACTATGGAAGCATGTAAAGATTTGAATAGAAATTGTATTGGTATTGAAAAGGAATCACAATATTACGAGTATTGTAAACAATTTATCTAAATAGCATAAAATCAGATATTTATATTGGAGGGAAAGCAAGGTGAGCTTTATGAATGTAATCCTTTTGATTGTTGGTTTTGGGATTGGCAACGTGCTTGTAAAACGCGACAAAAGCTGGGGAGAAATTCTTGAAATTTGGATAAATGAGATTATAGTTATTGTTACGTGCTATTTATGCTGGTTTGTACTGTAAATATATAGTTAAGGAACAATAAAACGTACATTTCATTATGATTTTGGAGGAAAATATGCCTACAATTTGGAAATATACTTTACCCATGACTGGAAATACGGTATCGCTTGAAATACCATGGCTATATGCGGATGAGGATGGATATACGGCTCACAATTTTGAAAAACAAATTTTACATTTTGGCGCACAAGACGGACTTCCAACGTTGTGGGTAATGGTCGATCCAGATTCGCCAAAGCAAACAGTTAGCATTCAAATGTTTGGAACTGGATTTAACTGCCCAAAAAAAGGATATATCGGTACGGTTTTGTTGCTTAATGATTCTTTGGTTTTACATGCCTTTTTAATGAACTAGAATAAAAAAGATATTTTATTACACGGAAAGGGGTAATGTATTTGCAAGTATTAAAAGACAAGCAATTCTTAAAATTTATGCTAGATGACGGATCTACAGTTGTATACGACTTGGACAAGAAAACTACAATTGGAAAAAGAGGCTTGCCAGTAGCTAAACTGCAATCTCAACTTTCTGGTTTAAGCATAGAAAAAATACTACAGTCTTTTAGCGATAAAAACTATGCTAACTATCTTCGATTTATTCACAAAGATTATCCATATAACTTAACAAACTTTGGTTCTGTTTTGGAAAAGGCAAAAAAACGTGAGTACAGTAGATATGAACAATATTTTTCATCTGGCCTGTCTAAAGTGGGTGTTGGATTTAACGTTCCGATAACAGAGGTTCCAAAGGGATTGTTAAAAATATGTAGAGCGCACAACATTTTATTAAATCGAGAGTTATTCGAGTCTTATGTAAAAAATCCAGATTATTTTTCAATTGCTTTTTCTAATGATTTTGTAAGCTTATCTCCAGAAGATTTGATTAATATATTGACTATAAAAACAGGTTGGAGATACAACGCGCCTGTGGTTGGTATATTAGATTGTTTAGTAACTGATTATTTGTACGACGCAACCTCGTTGTTTAAGTATATCGACAATCTAAAGTCATATGAGGCTATAGAAAACGTCACAGGGATTCTATCCGAGTTGTTTGATTATGCAAAAATGATGAAGGAGTTGAGCGCAAAGTTTGAAAAATATCCAAAAAATTTTTTAACCACTCACAAAATTGCATGTAGAAATTATAATCGGTTGAAAAAAGCATTTGAGGAAGAAAAGTTTAAAAGTATTATCGACAAATCCTTGGAGTGGGTATGGGGAGAATATTGTATATTATATCCCAACACAACGCAAGAAATTAAAGATGAAGCTGTACAACAGGGAAATTGTGTGGCAAGCTATATTCAATCGGTTATAGATGGTAGTTGTCATATCTTATTTTTAAGAAAAAGATTGGAACCAGAATGTAGTTTGGTTACTTTGGAGTTAAGGAATAACAGTATAGTTCAAGCTAAAGGGCGGTTTAATCGAGAAGTTATGTCTGACGAGCAGGAAGTTATAACAAAATATAATGAAAAATTAAAAAGGATGGTGGCTTAAATGTTTACTGCTGGAAATTTTATTAAGTTAATTAAATCAATTGGTTCGCTAAACTTAATTGACAGTATCTTTGAAATTTATAGCGTTTCAGATGATGGTATTATAGAATTTGGTAATGCACACATCGGTAAGGGTGTTATGGATGAAGAAGCTGCAAACGAAAGCTTTTGTTTGGCAACGGAAGATGAAAGCAATCTATACAAAGAATCCGTTTTTCCAGTAAATTTTTGTTGTGACGACGAAGAGTATGGTAACGAAGATGAAGAAGATTTCGATCTAGTATAAATATTGTGTTTTATATGAAAGGAAAATTAAAATGAATAAAATGATCTATCAAAGCACTAGGTTAAATCCGCCAGAAATTCTTTGTTCTGAGGAATATTGTGGATATAAATTTTATGTTTTGAATTTGGGTACACATCCATGCGCATACGTTCAAATTCCAAAAGGAGACAAACTTTTTGAACTTACTTATGACGATATTTATAAAAAATATGATATTGATTGCCACGGTGGTTTAACATATACTTATAGTAAATTATCTTCGGTTGAAGAAGCTGGTTGGTTTATTGGTTGGGACTATGCACATTGCGGAGATTATTGTGGTTATGAATCTTGTCAAGCGTTTGAAGATCAAAAGTGGAGCACGGAAGAAATTTGCTTTGAATGCAAAGAAGTAATTGACCAGATTGTGGTTATAAACGCACAATAAAAACAATATTTTATGTATAGGAGGATTATAAATGCAAGCATCTTTTAAGGGTTTACCAGAAGCATTTAAAGCGTTTGAGCGGTGTAATGATTACGTTAAATGTTCTGAGTGCCCCGCATACAGAGTGGTTTGTGAAGATCACAACCTTACGTCGGCATATTTTGAAGATATAGCAGACATTATTCAGAACGTTATTGATGTAATAATGGAATAAATGTGGTATTTTATCGCAAAGGAGTATTGTATGAGTACGTGGTATACATTTTTTGATAATGACGGTAATGTTATAGATAGTGGTGGATGGGCTGGAATGCCCAGTTTTTATGATTATGATTTAGATATTGTTTCTCCATGTGATTCATGTCCGCACAAGCGTAATTTTGATAGCGATGATTTTGGTGAATGTTATGGATGTTTTAAACCAATGAATTGTTTATACAAGATTACGGAGGACGATATTCCAAAATTAACAAATGATATGCTGTATAACAAAAATTTGTTTTTTGACTTGATAAAGCAATATAAAAGTCCGATATGGGTAAAAATATCATAAAAATAGCATTTTATCATAGAAAAGTTTTTAAAAACGCTTGACATAATTGCGAAGTTGTGATATATTTATACATGGAACCAGCCAATAAAAAAGGGTTAAAAGATGGAGGACATTATGGAATTCGAGCAGTTTAAGGTTGCATTACAAAATCACTTCAAAGAAATTACGGAAAGTGTTAGTTATTTGTTTGAGGTTGACGTAGACAAAGACGAACTTTGGAATGTATATTTAGACAGTTATCCAGAAGGAACAAATGAAGTTTACAAAAAACGTCGAGAGTATGATTGCTCTTGTTGCCGACAGTTTATTAAAAATATTGGTGCAACTGTAGTTATTGAAAACGGTCAAGTAAAAACAATTTGGGATTTTAATGCGAACGATCCTACTTTTCAGCGGGTTTGCGATACGCTTTCTTCTTTTGTAAAATCGAAGGTTGTTTCGGACGTATATTTTACAAATATTGCAAAAATTGGAACGAACCAAAACTTTGCGCTGGCAGATGGTGTTTCTAAAAAGTGGGAACATTTTTATCTTGAACTTCCAGCTAAGTTTGTTGATAGGTCTGGCAAAAGCGCAGGAGATTATAAAGGCACTTTTAGAGACACTAAAAATGTTTTTAAGCGGTCTTTGGACGAAATTACGGAAGATAGTGTTTTGGTTGTGCTAGAATTGATTGCTCAAAATTCTCTTTACAAGGGAGAAGAATGGAAGTCTGTTCTTGAACAATTCCTCAAATATAAGCAAGATTATTCTAAGATTACAAGTGACTTAGATAAGAATAATTATACTTGGGAAATGTCTGTTAAGGTTGGTGCGGTTATTGGCCGAATTAAGAATCACAGTATCGGAACTCTTTTGATGAATATTAGCGAAAATATGGATTTGGATGAGGCTGTAAAGAAGTATGAAGCCATCGTCGCTCCAACTAATTACAAGCGCCCCAAAGCTATTTTTACTAAAAAGATGCTAGAAGATGCAAAGAAAACAATTGAGGAACTTGGATATCTGGAATCTTTGGACAGGCGTTTTGCGAAACTAGACGATATTACTGTAAATAATATTTTGTTTTCAAATAAAGATGCGTCTAAAAAGATTGCTGGCGCAAGCGTATTTGACGAACTTTCTTCCGACTTGCCAGTTAATCCTAAGAAGTTTGATAAGATTGAAGAAATTTCGATTGAAGATTTTGTTGAAAAGGTTCTTCCTACCACGAAGAGTCTAGAAGTGTTGCTTGAAAATCGTCATGCTCCGAACATGGTTTCGTTGGTTGCTCCAGAAAATAAAGACGCCAAAACTATGTTTAAGTGGAATAATGGATTTAGTTGGGCTTATTCTGGAAATATTACTGATAGTAACGTGCGTGAAAATGTAAAAAATGCTGGTGGTAAGGTAGATGGCGTTCTTCGTTTCTCAATCCAGTGGAACGATGAAGATTATAACCCGAACGATTTTGATGCGCATTGTATTGAGCCTAGCGGAAATGAAATTTCTTTTAGGAATAAGCGTAATTATTCAACGGACGGAAATTTGGATGTGGATATTATTACTCCTCGGAAAAATGTAGCCGCCGTTGAAAACATCACTTGGCCTGTTAAGTCTAAAATGCTAATGGGAAATTATCAATTCTTTGTCCATAATTATTCGCACAATGGTGGTAGGTCTGGCTTTAAGGCAGAAATTGAATTTGATGGTCAGATTTATTCGTTTAATTATGACAAAGAACTTCGATATGGAGAAAATGTTGTCGTTGCTACTGTGTCTTTGGGTGTAAATGGGTTCACAATTCAAGAAAAGTTATCTTCTAACGTATCTTCTAGAGAAGTTTGGGGAGAAAAGACAAACCAGTTTATTCCGGCTTCTGTTGTAATGTATTCCCCTAACTATTGGGACAAGCAAGATGGAATCGGAAACAAACATTACTTTTTCATGCTAAAGAATTGTGTGAATCCAGAACAGCCAAATGGATTTTACAACGAATTCGTCAAACAGGAACTTGTTCAACACAAGCGAGTGTTTGAAGCACTTGGCAGTAAAATGGCTGTAAAATATACAGAAGATCAACTTTCTGGGCTTGGTTTTTCTTCTACCAAAAGGAACGAACTTGTGGTAAAAGTAACTGGTAGCGTACAACGTGTTCTAAAAATTAAATTTTAAGGAGGATTTTATTATGGAAACTAAGAATATTTTTGAGGTTGCAACTCGGTCAAAGTTTCGGTTTTCTTTTCGGGGTATGATTTCTGTCGAAGATTTGTGGGACTTGTCTTTGGAAAACTTGGATGCAATTTTCAAGAGCCTAAATTCGCAAGTTAAGGAATCTAAGGAAGATAGTCTTTTGAAGGTAAAGAGCGAAGCTAACGAAACTCTTGATACTATGATTGAGATTGTAAAGCACATTGTATCTGTGAAGCTTGCTGAAAATGAGGCTCGTGCAAAGATTCGTGAAAAGCGCGAACAGAAGCAAAAGATTCTATCTATTTTGTCTGAAAAGCAGGATGAAGAACTTCATAACAAGTCTGTGGAAGAATTGTCGGCGATGCTTGACACGTTGGGTTAATTATTACTAAGTTATTGGGGTGCGTAAGTGGTGTTATCACCCCAATAACTAATAAGCGAATAAAACTTTTGAAAAACGCTTGACAAATAGAACGGTTTGTGATACAATATAAAAGTGGTCAGCAATGACCACAAAAATGTCGCCATAACACAATGGAAAGTGTAAAGGATTTCTAATCCTTAAATTTCAGTTCGATCCTGAATGGCGATACGAGGAATTGATGTAACAGTAGCATAAAATCTTTCCAAGATTTTTGCACGGGGGTAGCACCCGTATTCCTCTCCACATCTGCGCCTAACTCATTTGGTTAGAGTAGCATCCTTATAAGTTGCAAGTGCTTGGTTCAAATCCAAGGGCGCAGACCAAGGGAAGACTTGACTTATCGCTTCAAAGCAACCCTAAAAATGGTTACGAAACGATGGCGGTTCGGAAAGACGAACAAATGGATGGGTGAGCAGTATGGAGGGCTAAACGGTTTCGAAAACCGTCACTCAGAAATGAGATGTGGGATCGTAACCCACCCCATCCGCCAAACGCTTCTTTAGTTTAATGGTAAAATAACTGTTTCGTACACAGTAGATGTCTTTTCAATTAAGACAAGAAGCTCCACACGCCTCGTTAGCCAAATTGGTAAGGCAGTTCTTTTGTAAGGAACAGATTGCGGATTCGAGTTCTGCACGAGGCTCCATTTTTAATATAAGGGGGATTTTATATAGAGGATATTGGGATTTATACTAACATAATTTATTCTGGAAAATTAGCAAATGATGGGCATAGACTCTTTAATGCTACTTGTAAAATTTGCGGAAATACTGTTGTAAGATTAATGAGTGATATTAAGCGAAATCACACCTTTTGTAAACATGATCCTGTTAAAATTAATAATCAACGAATACGAAGCATATATTACGGAATGATTGACCGATGTTATAATATAAAAAGAAAAGATTACAGATTTTATGGCGGAAAAGGTATAAAAATTTGTGATGAATGGTTCAATAACCCAGAAAGTTTTGAAGAATGGTGTTTATATAATGGATACAAAGATAATCTTTCCATAGACAGAATACAAAGTAATGAGATGTATTGTCCAGAAAATTGTAGGTGGATATCACCTGAAGAAAATAGTAGGGACAAAATATCTACAAGATATATATCTGTAAACGGATTTGCTTTAAGTGGGAGACAATGGGCTGATAAGTTAAATGTTAGTACGAATTTTATAAACACTTATTTTAGAAATAATGGGAAAGAAGCAACCGTTGAATATATAAAAAGTAAACTAGAATAAAACTATTAATTTATTAGGAGTAATAATTTGATTGAAATTTTAGACGGAACAACCAAAAATCCAATTACAAAAATTGGTAGTCGGGCTGGAATTTGTTATGGTGCTAACACAGAAAATCAAGAATCAAATTATAATCGCGGATTAGATTGCCTAAAAAGCAATCATGGCCGTACATTAGAAGTTGTAGATGTTGAGCTTATCATTTCTGGATATTCTGCTAGGGTGATTCGTGAATGGTACACTCATATTGGCGGAGATCCAACGCGCTTACAGTCAAGCACCCGCTATATAAATTATGAAAACTTCGATTATTACACACCTGAAAGTATTAAAAGTTGTCCAGAAGCATTGAGAGATTACAAGTATATAATGCACCAAATTAGCGGTTTATTAAAAGAATTTGATGAACTTGGCATTCCAAAAGAAGATTCTGCAAACGCCTTACCAATGGGATATATTACGAAAATGTACGATAAGCGAAATCTTAGAAATTTAATTGATATGTCACATCAGCGTCTTTGCACAAGGGCATATAAAGAATATCGTGATTTAATGTCAGAGCTTATGACCGCGCTTTCAAATTATTCCGATGAATGGAAATATATAGTTGAAAATTACTTCAAACCAAAATGTTTCGTGACTGGATATTGCTCCGAGAAAAAATCTTGCGGTAAAAAGCCACGGCTATAAAAATAAGTGGCGAAAAGCCACTTTTTTGTATTGACAAACGGATTGGTTTGTGGTAAGATATCTATGGAGGTAAGTTTATGAGTAAACAGTTTGAAGAAATGGTAGCGAGGATTGTCGAGCTTGAAACCGAAAATAACTACTTGGCAGAAGAAAATGTTGAACTTGCTAGGGAAAATCGAGAGTTGCGAACCATCGTTGGATATCACCTAACCTCAAATCGTAGTGTATAAGGAGAAAATATGAAACGTGATGTAAAACTTTTCTATGGTAGCTGGAATGATGACACTTGGGAATTTGTAAAGCAATTCACAAACGAAAAGGCAATGTTTGCTCATATGAATAAAATGATTAAAGATATGGGATTCAAAAGTTATTATACCCGTGGATGGGTAGAGGGTGACGGTTCTAATATCATTGATTTTGGGAGTCACACGAAGTTTTTTAAATATAAATATGTACAAGAATTTTAAGTAGTATAAATGTTTGAGTTTATCACACAAGTATTCCGAAAGCGAAAGCGATTGGATAGAGGCATTCCCGATACCTTTAAGACCAATATGGAATTAAGAATGTGAGATATCACAATGGGTGAGGAGTTTTATAGAATTAGTGTGTGGTGCTCAAATTACTAAATATAGAATACACAATCTTAGGAGTAAGACAGCGTGTATTCGCCCTCTAGAAACTTTCGAAGCCTAGAGGGTTACTCACAAAAACTAGGATAGAAGAGGAGTTTTATTATGAATTGGATTAGCGTTGATAGTGCGTTTCCAGAATCAAATGGTCGGTATTTGGTATTAAAAGACGTTGTTGGGTTTCTTTACCCAAACCTTTTGGATTTTTATATTGACACAAAAGAAGATTTTTGGGAAGATGAAGTCCCATCAGATAGTAAAAATGTTTTTATTGGAACTTCGGACGGAATTGACTACATTTGTAACAATGTAAAATATTGGGCTGAAATTCCAGATTATTCAAATTTACAATAGAAGGCGGATTTTATTATGAAGAAAGTTCTTAAATACGTGTGTGAAGTTTGTGGAAGAGAATATTTAAACGAGAAAGACGCAGATTATTGTGAAGCATTACACGTAACTAAGGATTCGTTGACAATAACAGATTTAGTATTTGATGATTATGAAAAACGAAATCAACATTTGCCAAACACAATTGTCATAGGAGCATTTGATAAGACATATTATTACGATAAAAGGTAAATTTTATTATGGGAATTAAAGCAACTTGTTCGGTATGTGGTGCAGAAAATGATTATTTCTCATTTGCAGAAGATATTGGAACTGTGGAAAAACACTACTTTTGTGAAAATTGCGGATTTTTTGTTGAAATGGCGTATTCTCCAGAGTTGAGGGGAATGGTTGTAACAAATAATAAGAATATGCTAAAACAACAGAAGAAATATGAAAACATAATCAAGGAATTAAGTTTGGAATATTACGATATTTAAAATATTATAAAAATATGGTTTATCTGGAGGAAAAATGTTTAGAATTTCTTATAAGATTAAACAAGAAGCACAGGAATACCTTGACGCTTTAAAATTGGAATGGTCAGAAGTGAAAGATTATGCTTATGAAAAACCAGACAAAGAACAATGCGAAATTATATCTTCAATTAAAGCGTTGGCAAGAAATACAAATAATTTAGCAAAGAAAATGGAAAAATTTGAAAATAAAATGGGATAAAATAGATTTTTTATCATAGTTGGGAGGGTATATTTTGGGAAATGGAATGCTTGGTAGCAGAATTAACGGTGGAAATACCGAATATTCAAGACATGAATCTGATTTTTATCCAACTCCACCCGAAGCAACCACCGCGCTTATTGATTTTTTAATTGGAAATAATCTTATTAAATTGTCAGATAAGATATGGGAGCCAGCTTGTGGCGCTGGAGATATGGTTGACGTATTTAAAAAGTATGGATTTTATACAATTGCAACAGATATTATAGATAATGAAGCGTGTAGTTTTTGTCAAGATTTTTTGGGAGAGCTTAATTCTGGAGAATTTGAGTTCGATTTTGATTGGATTATTACAAACCCACCGTTTTCGATTTCTGCCGATTTTATAAAGCAATGTTTTAAATATGGAAAAAATTTTGCATTGCTGGTTAAATCTCAATATTGGCACTCTAAAACTAGGTTGCCGTTGTTTGAAGAAACTAAACCGTCATACATTCTTCCACTGACATGGCGACCAGATTTTTGTTTTAAAAAGCGAGGAAAAGGAAGCCCGTTAATGGACGTCATGTGGGTGATTTGGACGAAAGATAACGATTATTGTAAATATATTCCAATTAAAAAGCCAGTAATAAAATAAATCTTTTATTGTAGTTTTGCTTGACATTTCGCCGCAAACGTGGTACACTTCTTTTGGGGGTGATTATCAATGAAGGTTGTATATTTTCCAAGGAGCATAAGTTTTTTGAAGGGGATTTCAAATGATAATAAGTTAAACCCTTCTGTTGGGTTTGGGCTTGTTGATACTGTTGCTGGGGACAGGGTAATCGTTGATGAATATTCTTTAATCGGGCGTTTTGTAGATGGCGTTCCAGAAACTAAATTCTTAACAGATACTGATTGGCACAAACTTCCCGTTGGTTTCAAAAAGAACAAAGACCATACTAAGTATCAAACTTTGATTGAATCTAGGCTTAACATTTTTGATTCTGATGAGTTTACAGAATTTAAAGAATTTTCAAAAACAGCACGAATAAATAATCCAAACGATATTCTATATGCTATTAACAAAGGTTGGCTTGTTAGACGTGGTTTGATAACCGATTATGAGTTTGATTTGGAGATAGAAAACGATAAATACAAACTTGTTAGAAAAGCCAAAACGTGGACACAGAATTATGGCGACAGACCTTCTTCATATTTTGAATATACCAAAAATCTTTATGAAACATACGGTGAAGCGATGTCTGCTTCAAAGGGTATGATTGCAAATTATTATGCACAATTGCAAGCAACTTTTTTACTAGACATAGAAGATAGTATTCTATGGGTAATTGAAAAAATGCCGATTGATAAAAAGGCAGAGTGTGAGTTTATATTGAGGTTGTTGACATACGAACGTGGTTTTAATCTTAGGTTCTACGATGGTGAAGTGCTGTTTAGAAACGGCGGAACGAATAATTGGGTGGTTGTGTTTAGTATAAAAGAATGAATTTATGAGGTAAGATGTGAAAAAGTTATTGTTAAAACTTGCTAATAAGATTTATGTAAAGTATGGAATTGTTAGCACTATTAATTTGAATGGTAAATATACGATCGACAGATATGAAGATGTCGTGTTTTGTGTAAACGAGATTCAGCTTAATAATGAATATGGAGGTATGCAAAAGGCTGAAGTAAAACTTGCCACGCAGGATTATAGTAAAGTTTTTACGTTTTAAGGTTATAAATAGTATAAATATGTAGTTTTATTATAAGGAGGACATTATGGTTAGAGTTATTCAGTTTAGAGATTATGAAGAAACAACAACTTTTGTGTTATATGATTATAACGAAGAAATTATTGACGCAATAAAAAGAGTCAAGAAGATTACGCTAGACTATCCTTGGAAAACATATTTCGATTTTGAAGTAGCAAATGTAGTTAAAAACGTTGACTACATTGAAAATCTAGAAGATTGGTGCAATTATTTTGAATATTATGGATTAGACGAAGATCAAAAAGCCGAAATTAGTCCGTACATACAAAAAATTAAAGACTATTATAAATATAAATAGGATAGAAGTGCAGTTTTATCATAGTGAGGAAAAAAGTATGGATGTAGAATATATTCTTAAAAACCTAGACACAGTAAGGGTTTGCTTAAGCGATATATATGGAATGAAGGGCGTTAATCAATTAGTTGTAGAAAACGCAGCAAATCATCTGTTTGATGCTGTATGCGAGATTACAAACGTTGAAAAATAAGGGTTAAAAAGTATAATAAAATGATGGTTTTATGCACATGAAGGAGCGAGGTATATTGAAAGTTTTAGTTGCGTGTGAAGAATCACAGGCGGTAACAATTGAGCTTAGAAAGTTAGGTCACGAAGCGTATAGTTGTGATATTTTAGAGTGTTCTGGCGGTCATCCTGAATGGCATTTACAACAAGATGTGGTTCCTTTGCTTAAACAAAACTGGGATATGATAATTGCTTTTCCACCATGCACTTATTTGTCGAACGCCGGAGCATGTAGACTTTATCCCAAAAAAGGTCATTTAGACCAAGAAAGATATAAAAAGGGTCTTGAAGCGAAAAGGTTTTTTATGGAATTTCTAAATGCTGATTGTCCACGAATTGCAGTTGAAAATCCGATTTCAAGCAAAGTTTTCGATATGCCACCGTATTCGCAGGAGATACAGCCTTATATGTTTGGACATCCGTACACAAAGCGAACACGTTTATGGCTCAAGGGATTGCCATTATTAGAACCAACTAATATTGTACCACCAATTGCACCTTATTGTCCTGCCGGAACGGGACGAAGACAGAGAGATAAATATGGGGCGGCAAAACGCGGTGAAGACGCAAAAAATAGATCGAAAACTTTTCTTGGAATTGCAAAAGCTATGGCAGAACAATGGACAAACGTTTAATTAATATAAAACGACGGTTTTATGATAGGAGAATTATATGTTTGATATTTGGTTAACAGAAAGTACGAATCTTGTAAAAGAAATTATAGAAAAAAGCAACTTACGAGATGTTACCGAGGCAGTTGTAAAGGATTTCATGACAACTGAAAAATTTAAAAAACTTATTGAAGAACAGGTCGAAATTCAAGTTAAATCAGCCATTGAAGAATATTCAGAATATTACATACTTAGTGACAAAGGCTTTGAAGAAATTGGTGGTAAAGTAAAACAAATTATTATAGAACAGGCGCGAAAAGACGGATATTAACAATAAAAGTTATGATTTATCATATATTTTGAAAGGAAATAATATATGGAATTATCAAATCTTAGGATTGAAAAAATAGATAACGATGTCGGAAGATGTTTTTTAGAAAAATATCATTATACGCATTCTTGTAATTTGTTAATAATTTCTTACGGGTTTTATTACAACGAAATATTAAAATGTGTTGTTGGTTTTAGTAGACCGAGTGGTAAAAATTTGGCTAAATCTATATGGGAAAAAGGAACAGATTATAATACATTAGAATTAATCAGATTATTTAGTTTTGACGATTGTCCAAAGAACACAGAAAGTTATTGTATATCACAAAGTATCAAAAATCTAAAAGAAGATTTACCAGATGTAAAAATTTTAGTTAGCTATGCAGATAGTAGTGCTGGTCACGTTGGATATATTTATCAAGCAAGTAATTGGAAATACATAGGAACCGGATCAAATGAACGAAAAATATTTATTGATGGACAACGCCAACATAGACGCAGTTTATATGGAAAATATGGGACATCCAGTATCGTAGAATTGGAAAAAATTTTCGGTGATAGATTAGAAGTGAGCGATGATAGATTTCCTAAAAATAAATATGTTTATGTTATCGGAAAAAATAAATTTGAAACAAAACAGATTTATTCAGAACTAAAGGTTCCAATTCTTCCATATCCGAAAGGACAAATAAAATATTATGATGAAGGACAAAGCGAATTTAATAGTGTATAAATAATACGTACTATATGTATTATATTTATGAAAATATATAAACTATAAGAATTAAAAAGTATGATAAAAGCTACGTTCTATGATACTATGATAGAAACGAGATTTTATTGCATTTTTCGAGAAGGGGATAGTAAACTATATGTTATGTCCAAATTGTGAAAAAGAAATGAAAGATATGTCGTATTCTTATTATGGCATTGGAGATTGGGACTCCGACTATCCTTCATCTTTTTGCGAGATGTTTATCTGTAAAACTTGTAAAATAGAATACAGGAATGGTTTATGGAAAATACCAAAAAATTTTGAAGAACCAACTTTGAAACAAGTTATGGCAATTAAAATAATAAACAACAATCTAAACACAAGATATGTTCCTCTTATCAAAAGCAAATGTTGCAAATTTATCAAAGACAACATTGAGAAGTCAAAGCGAATTTCATCGAATCGGTTTTGTTGTGAGAAAGATTTGGATGATTTGTATGAATGTTGTGAAAATAATGTTTGGACTGAACACTATTAAAAAAAAATAACAATATAAAAGCAAGATTTTATGAGGAGAAATATATAATGGATATTAACGAAACGTTTACAAAGCTAGTAAAAGAAAACCCGGAACTTAAAGTTGTATTTTTTGTTGGAACTGA